ACCCGGCGATTCGGCGATCATCTACGTTGCCATCATCGTCATGTCCTAACCCGGTTTTTTTTTCATCGCTCATACTACGACCCCTCCCTTGTAGTTCATTGAAAATCGTTTATCGGTAAATCTGACTATGGTTTTTCTTACTAACTTCCCCTGGGCGACGGTGATCGAGTTACCTAGAGGATCCCATCGAAATGGACTTCCTAGGATAGAATGATTAAGGTCAGTCCTTGGGTTATGCCATTCTTCTATTTCGATCTCGTCTACTCGGCGGAGGTAGGTTACTGGTTCGTGTCGAATCCAGCCTGATAAGTTTAGGCCTAAGAAAGTGAGCATCTTGTCGGGGTTTAGAATTCGACAATTTGACTCGATCCAGCCCTGATCTACTGCGGCGATATAGGCGAGGTTTATAAGTTCAGGAGTCCACTCGATCGAGTTGAGCTCAGCCAGTTTTAGGTAGGAAAGAAACAGGCAGCCTTCTTTTTGAATTTGCGGGAAAATTTTTTGGTCTTCCTGGAGTATCATAAGCAGCCCTTCGCCCCTTTTTCCAGGTAGTTCTTTATATCCTTGATTCCTTGGACTAGGTGTTTAACGTCCCCAGACAGCTCAGTAATAGCGGTATTCGTTCGAACTGACTGGTCTTTGATGAGCCTTATTTCGTCGTGAGCGTGGTCTATATCCTTTTTCATATCGGATATAATTTGCTCCCTGACCCCTTCTGCTTTTGCCCTTCTCTCTATATCTAGTCGCTGTTCTTTTAGAAAGCGAGTTAGCGGGATCCATGTCGTCATTGCCGACATAACCCCGCCCGCTGCTATAATGATCGCGACGATCTGTAAAACGTCCATCGGTCCCCCTGTTTATATAGTCAGAGGGATTCTGATCTCTTAGGTGGTTGGTTCTACTAAAGGATCTGTAATTGGCTGTGACATCTCTTGGTATTGATAAGGATTAAAATACTCATTGATTGGAGCCTTAGTTGCATCTACTGGATCTTCTAGAATATCCACAAGATCAGGGAATTTCGTAGCTCTAAGACTCTCGCTTATTGCCTGCATAATCAAAGCCTCCGCCTCTTTCGGCACTCGTATTCCTAGATCATCCTCAAACAACGGTCTTTCTCCATTGTACCGAGACTGAGCATCTTTCCAGGTTTGAATACGAAGATTTACTCCGCTACCACCTGAGTTAATCTTGAAATACGCACTGACTACTCTGTGATAGGTTGCGATCCCTGCTGGGCTGTGTGTGTCTAAATTTGCTTGCAATGCCATGTTTTTCTCCTTTTTAAGACAGATGGGTTGAAACCAATTCTTCCTGGGATACCATTATTTTTGTGCCGAAATAGTCACTTCCATATGGAGTTGCATATACTACTGTATTACCAGGACTCCAAAGTACATTCCTAAAAGTCCCCCCGAAATTACCACCACGGGCAGTAAGCGGTCTGGATACCCCAATAATTTTTTCAAATCTCAGGGTATAAACACCGTAACGGCTAAACCCGACAGCCCAAATCGGGGTGCCTTTTGGGTGAGTCCATTCATGATTAGCAAGTACGCCAGTATTTAAAGATACAATCGATGTATACGGGGCACCACCTCCTATAGAATCAGGGTCAGAGGTACTGTATTGGTCATACCTACCAACATTCATAGAATTGGAAGCAGAGGTACAGACAACACGATCTGCAACCGCATGGGAAAACCATGTGAAATAGTCGCCCGTCTGAGCAGATGAAAACGAGTATGTACGAGACGTAATCGTGTTTGTTGCGTTAATAACTTGACCAGCTGTTGCCATCTCATCACCTCATCAAAATCAGTGATAGTTTACGCTCAGGCTCGGTTCCTTCCTTGCCTTCCAACAGTTTCCCTAGAACTACACCAGGTCTCATTGCTTCTTCATCCGTTGCTACACTTGCAAATCCATCTACATCAGAGACCAGTAAATCCCCTATTTCAGCGGGTTCCTTTAACCAGACTTGTAAGGTTCCAGATAGTCCTACCGGATACCCCCCAGTGTCTTTATACTTGGTTTGCAAAGCATACCCGAAGGAGTCTGAGTAAACCCCGACTACTGCTTTATCAGCTCTTTTAGAGCTGGGAGCTAGTCCTGTTTTGGTTTGGACTAAGACCTGTCCTGCTTCGGCTATTGGGTGTTCTTCGGATTGCCCAATGAACTCTGCCAGGTCGTTGAATACTGCGTTCCAGACTTTATTTGCGATCATGTCCCCAGCGACACTCAGAGCCATTCCAGCAGTGGGTTGTCCGGTACCCACCATAACCTGACCACCAGAGTAATAATTTAAGTAAGTAGTGTATCCGGTCTTGCTATCAAGATGTAAGTTTCCGTTTGAGGTTGCAACAATCGCCTGGACCGATGCGTGTGTCCCCCCACTTTGCCCTCCTATCTTAAGGGTTGAATCCCAAGTATGATTGGCTCCTATCTGTATGGCTGGCCATTGATTTGAAGCAATCGCATTGTCATTGAATACTGAAACTCCCCCATGGGTAGAAGTTGGTATGTAAGTATTGACGTTTCCATCGACGCTACTTGTGTTCATACCACCGAGACCACCTGAGAAGGTGTCTACTCGTTTAAGCATTGAGGTTGAACCACCTAACTGAACAGAGTATTCGGTATATTCCAAATTTCCATGAAGAAGAATTACCTGTATTTCATATTCATGTGCATCTCCAAGAGTTCCATTTGCGTCCAATATTTCAAAATAAGAATCGTAAGTATCTCCTGTTGAATATGCCGCTGTCGAAATTTGGGTGTAGTTTCCTCCATATAGCTGATAAAGCTGAACATTTGTTACGCCAGAATGATTTTGTCCATAGAAGAAAGAAGCCGAAACGACAACACCAGCTCTTGTGTGGTTAACATTGACTATAGCCGAAAATCCTAGCCTCCCTCCACTATTTGTTTGCGCTCTAAAAATCCTACTCCATGAACCAGTAATGATATATTTCCTAAAATTATAGATCTTTAACCTGTTGAAATGAGACGAATCCACTCCTGAAGAAGCGGTGATTAGGCCAGAGGAAGTAATATTTCCACCGACTGAGAGATTACCTTCCCACTGGAAATCCCCGGTATTCATGTCCATAAATCCGACTACCCGATTCGTATCGGTTTCGCAGAAAGTAATCAGTCCGTCACTTTCTAAGGACAAAGACAAATAGTCTGGCATCCCAGCGGGAGGGTTTGTAAATAGGGATTTGAGTTTCCCCAAAAGAACCGAATATTTCGTCGTATCGGTATGAGTTAAGGTAATACCGTGATTCAGATCGTAAAACCTCAGGCCGTTTTCGTCTTCGCTGAGTCTTATCGTATCGACCCAGGTAGGAGTAGCCCCGGTCGCAGTTTGTTTTTGAAAAGTGATTTCGTTGTTATCGATGTAAGCCCGTAGCTCAGTTCCATCCCATACCCGGCTTTCTTGAGAGAGGTCATAGTTTGCCCCGGTAAATCCTGTTTCGCCTATCGTGATAAAGCCCAGAATATTGGCGATGTAAGCCTCGATGATCCCTGCCTCGAGTTTGTCCAAAGTAACAGCTCCGCTAGCTATTGCCTGAGCCGTTACACTGTCGACGGTGAGTTTGTCCGAGGAAATTATTGAGGCCGAAAGATCTTCCTCTCTTATCGGGTAGGTCGTAGCTGAAACCGGCCCTGACCATGGTCCAAAAGCCGTGGGAACTTCGGCCTCGGTGTAATAAGTCTGGTCTTCCTTGAGCGCGGCCTTAGTAACTACTCGAACCCAGTAGTAAACAGTTCTTCCCGCTGGGATCTCTGGAGTTCCAGCGTTCGGTATACTGAGATGGTCGAATTTGGTAGTAAAACTTCGGGAAAAAGTACCTAAATAGTTTACCCAGAAGTCTCCTCGATCAGGAGAGTATCTTTGGCTTTGGGTAGCGCTGTCCAATAATGAACATTGTATTTGGAAATGATCAAAGTTCGTGAGCTGGCTATTTTGCCGCCAGGAAAGAAAGATGTTTGTAAAGGCAGATTTAGCCGTAAGATCTTCAACAGCCAAAGGGATCTGGGTAGCCCAGATATAACCGAGATCTTCTAAGGACGGGTACTCGGTGAGGATCTCCCCTATTTCCGGGAAGTTTACAATAGGTAAGGTATTCCCCGGACTCCATTCGACCTCCGACAAATTAACCCCAGAAGTAAAGTTCCCTACTCCCTCGATCAAATATTCGTAAGAGTTTACCTTTGCTGTCGAGATGTACCGACGTATTATTCTCCCCTTTGTGTTTAGGCCTAGAGAAGCGTTCGAAACGGTAACTATTTCCCCCAAAGGACGAGACTCTGTGGATCCAAGAGAATACTTAAAAGCTGAATTTTTCAGCCATCGGTAATGATAATCGGCTAGGCGTTCTGCAAGGGTTACATCCGAAAGATACCTAGCTTCCATCGAAACGGGGTAATCCTGGGTTCCGTCATCCGCATAAATTACATTCTGACCACTCTTGAGAACGGCTGTTCCTTTGACTCGAAAACGATAGAGGTTTTGAGATACTCCGCTCGTATTTTGAAACGCTATGTCTGCTCTGGTTTGTTGGAAATTTGAACGAAGTAAAACGATCCCGGAATCGGCTTTCCAATCGATGCTGGGTGAATCAACATAAATAAGATCCCCGCCGTCGACTTTGAACTTTGTAAATACAACAGCTGTCGAGCTCGCTCCGTTTGGATAGAAACCACCGGGAGGAATTGAGACCAGCATTTCGTAGAAATTATTACCGCCGGTTGTATCTTTTGAAACGATCGAGTCTGACTTTGTTTCGTATTGTGGGAATTTTATCTCGATCGAGTCGTTTTCTATTTCAGCTCGGTTTACTGTCTGGCCCCGAAAAGAGTTTTCATCGTTAAAGGTAAAGGTCGAAGTTGGGGAATCTATTACCAGCTGTAAGAGCTGGAAATTCCCGTCCTTATCCGCAAAATATACCCATCCATGTTCGTAAAGTAGTTGGGACAAGGCTCCTTCGATTGTCTGGTTATCAGAAGCACCGATATAGAAATGGGTTACGACATCAGAGATTACCTGGGAGGGGAATAGGGATCCAGGTATACCGCCATAAAGGAGAAGAAAATTTACAAGGTAGAAAACTGTTCGATTTGCTTGGTAAAGATCGTCTTTAATCAGTTTTTTTAGTAGGTAGCTATTGTCTACGGCTTCGATATCAAGATACGAAGATAGCTTTCCAGAAAGGCTTATTTCCAGGTTCTTTCGAATAAATCCGGTAAATAGACGACTCGAATCCTCTGCCTCAACATAGAGAGGAATATCGATCAAGCTCCCGATAATTAAATTTATGAGAGTCGACCCTGTTTTAATTCGAAACCTACAAACTGAAATAGTCGGCTTCAGTGAATTATGAATCTGGTCTTCTATCGTGACCGAGTTCCTCAGAATGTTGTCCCCGGATATCTGTGAGAAATTAACTCCATCCAGCGATATATATATTTTCATTTAATACCCCAAAGCAGTCTGTCGAGCGATTTCTACTTTTAGCCTCTGGGCTAGCTGTTCGAAGCCGTTGTCTCCGGTCAGGACCGAAGTGTTTACTATTACGTTTACGACGTAGTTCTGGCCCCCTGTGTACTGTGCGGCGGTTCCTCCGGTACTTGTGGATCCTGAAGATATTGTGCTTGCCCCTACTGCTGATACTTGTTCGGTCGAAATATCCTGAATCATCGAGGCCCCGATATCCATCGTATTCAGATGGACCCCGAGCCATCCAAGTAAAAAGTTTATGGCGTTGGCTATTCCGTTCCAGATCGTACCGATGAGAGTAATCAGAGCGTTCCCGATCGGTTTCATTATTTTATTATGAAACCAGACGAATATTTTCGCTAGTGGCTCGATAACCAGAGCGAGAATCTTAAAGACTGGAGCGAGGATCTGACCGATGAACTGCCCGAAGATTGTCAGGATCCCCAGTAATGGAGCGAGAGCCTGATCGATGAGAGGCCCTAGAACGTCCATAATTCCCTGGAAGACTACCTGGAGCGGGTTTAGGATCATTTGGACTGAGGATAGTGGTCCTATAACTCCAGCAAGCCCCCCGGCGAATCCTTCGATTACTGGCCCCAGTTTTTCGAATACCGCCATCATTCCAGTAGGCTCTGTTTGAGCCATCATGTTCGGGTTTGGTACTTCTGTAGCTGGTGTGTAGGTAGATCCTTTCGAGTATCCGTTATTCGTGTTATCGAGCATTCTAGAAATAAGGCCCTCGGCGAAATCGGCCATAGCTCCAGAATTTGTACCTAGTTCGGTCAACGGAGTTAGTGCTCCTCTGAGGGTAGTAAAAAGACGATCATATTCAGAAATAAAGTCTATTGCCGGGAGTACTGCTATCGGAGGACCATCTGCGTGAGTTCCACTGTTTCCAGCTCTAGGAGTATTCGTTGTAGTATGGTCTCCCCCGTTCGGGTCGAGATTTAAGTCTATTGTCAGTCTTTGTATCCGCTGTTGAGAAAGCAGGCCCCTGAGCTCGGCGTTAAACTGATCGATCATATCGTCGTAGGCCGGGATTCTTACCGTGGGATCATCGAGAGATGAGGCCGCCGCAGACCTGCCTCTTTGTAACCTTTGGATCTGTTCTGTTACTCGGTCGATCTGAGCTTGGAGTATTGCTGGGTCCGTCGAGGCTGACAGGTTACCGGCGAGAAGATCCTGATCGATTCCGCGGATCAAATTCGCTTTTGTTATGGCTTCGGTCAGTTTATTGATCCAGGTTGTAGTTGCTTTGATTACAGGATCCATCGCCTCAGTAATAAAGTCTCCGAAAGCTGTCTGTAATCCATCTATAGCATTGCCAAAATTCACCATCCTTTGAGCTAAGGTATCGTCTAGAAGTCCTTTGTAATCCCCAAGCCTTTCGTTTAGTAGTTCAAGCGCCCCACCAGATCTCAGTTGTTCCTCGGTGAGATCGCTCATCCCCGGGATCATCAGCCCGATACGTCCGGTACTGCCTTCCAGAGTCTTATTGAGCTCTGTCATAGCTGAGTCGAGGCTTTGGCCCGTTACGTTCGAAAGGAGGACCGAGGCTTCCATGAGCTTCTTTACTTCTTCCTCAGATCGTCCTAGCTGTAGATACTTGGCGGCGAGGTTTTGTAACTCAGTTCCGGTTGTAAGTGTAGTTTTCCCGAGCTCAGCTAGGAACCCAGACATTTCAGAGAATGAGGACCCTGCGTTTCTGGCGGCGGCGGCCAGCCGTATCATGATCGGCTCGTTTACTCGAAACGATTCTACTGAAGCTTTGCCGAAATCGACTATCGCCTTTGTAGCCGCCCCGATTGCAAGTATCAGCCCTCCTTTGAGAGCTGCGCCCATGAGGTCAAATTGTTTTACCCCGGTGGCTCCTGTTTTTTCGGATTCCTTACCGAGCTGTTCTAAACCTTTCTTTGCTGAGGCTAGTCCCGACTGAGATTTGTCCTCGCTGGTAATGAAATATTTTACAGTCGCCATACTTATATAGTCATCGATGCTTACTCATGGATCGCTCCTGTACTTCTGCGACGTATTCGGCCCAGAGGCCTTTGAGGTAGTCGAAAAGCTCCATCGTTACCCCTGGCTGGTCGATTACAGACCCGGGGAAGGCAAGGAGAGCATAGTAGGCGTGTTTGGGGTGGATACATCTCATAAAGAGGCGAATCAAAGGGAGGAACTCTTTACTCTCCTCCCATACCTCAGGATCTACGTTTTCGCCTCGGAAATAGGATCTGGCGAGGTTCCTGAGCCGTCGGAGATTTTCTTCTCCCCCGCCAGAAGTGTAAAAAGGACTTTTTCGGCGTACTCCGAGGTCGCCCTGATCGTCAGCTTCGATCGATTCTTGAGTAAGGTCGAAACCGCTTCGAGGGACATCTTTTTATCCTGGGACTCATAGAAATTATGGTCGACTAAGATCTTCGGGAAAAGCCCGGAGATAATCTCGATCTGCTTTGCATTCGAGGCCCCACTCAGTTGATCGGAAATCTGTAATAGGTCCCCGGTGTCTGGCTCCCTCATCTCGACCCAGACCTTCTCAGGTGCTACCCCGAGAAGATCCCCGAGGTTTACCCTGGTCTTTACTAAAAAACCCTCAGCGTTGTAAACGAACATAGATCCCCTTTTTATGCGAAGGCTTTGGTATTCTCATCGTCGTAGTAGACGATAGTTATCGGCTCGGAAGCTCCCTGGAGCGCTTGTCCTGCAAAAGTGATTTTCAGTTTGTCTTTACCGCTGACCCCGGGATTCGCTTCGGTGATTACCACTTTCGGCAAAGTGATTTCCAAGGTGTACTTTTCGCCAGCCTCGATCTCGTCTGGAGTCTCGAAGGTCAGGACTACCGCAGCGCTCGCCCCGTCGATCTTGTACTTGTCTTCTCGTACCGTGTTCGAGGCGGTGTTATAAAAAGCCTCGAAGTTGATCGTTACGACCCGCTCGTTATGCTCCATTTCGGAAGTGTAGTAACCAGAACCTAGGGTTTGCTCTCCATCGTCCAGAGCGTTATCGATAGAAAGGTCTACCGAGGTAACTTCTGCAAACTCAACAGCGTCGATCGTCATGGTCCCGTTTACAAACCGGAAGCTCTTGAGACTTGGAGAAGTAAGCCCTACCGCAAGAGATCCAGCCGATTCAGCTTTTCCCTTTACCGAGATCGTAGACCGTAGATAGTCCTGTGCTTTTGCTTCGATCGAGAGGGAGGCGACTTTAAGCCCAGTATAGGCTGGAGTAGCGGCCTTTCTATCGATGATAGCGGTAAAGCTGGGTAAGGTTGCGTTATGATCTGCCAGGGTGAAGGCGTGTTCGTAAACTCCAGTTGTGGCAGCCTTGAGCGCTGGGTTTGCTTCTACTCCCATCGTCAGGAAAAGAATTTCCTTCATATTTTCCGGTTTGAGAATTACACTGACCGACCCGTCGACAGTGTAGCCCATTACGTCCATAGACCGAGCGGTTTTCTGAACTAGGAGGCTTTCTTCCTCGATTCGGTTGATGTTTAGTTTAAGATCTTCTGATAAAAAATTGAGTAGTCTTGTAGGAGTAACCGCTGTTCCCCAGGTAGACTCCTTGCCTATTTGGAGCTGACTTCCTGCCCCTCTTGAATATGCCATTTTAGTACCCCCTCTTTATAGTCAAAGTTCGTAAAGAAGCGAGAATCTTAGCTCTGCGCTTTTTAGATCCTCGTTTCCTTCTACCGCCTGGTAGTAGTCCATTCCATCTAGTCGAACGTCCCCGGCGAATCCCCCGAGAGTAGGGTCTGCTCGTAAAGCCTCGATCAACGCTGCCGCCGTTCTTAGCGTCTTCCTGTACAGGTTTTCTCGGGTATCTCCCCTCCAAACGACATAGATCGAAAGGCTAGAGTCCGAGGAGTATCCCTCGATGCTGGTTGCTTCGAAAGTCTCCTGGTCCGGAATTATGTAGATTGTCAAAGGATTTTTGTATTTGTCTGGGTCCATATCGAATAGGACGATCTGCTTTGCGACTACTGTCCCCAGGTCGATCTCTACTGTTGAGAGACCCTCCAGGTACCCGGGGAGGTTTGCGACTAAGTAGGTCTTTAACCCGTCGATGATCTTTTCTAGGGTCATTTCTTGCCCTCCATGAGCTTAGACAGGTCCTTCTGAAATTGTTTATCCATTTCCTGACCTAGGCGAGGACTCTCCAGGTAGGATCCGACAGGACCAGCAAACCAGGGTTTTGCAGGCTGGGTAACTGATTTCTTCTTTACCCAGAGCCCCTTTACCTGGAAGGTCATGTACTTTCCGTTCTTCGCGCTTCTGGTCCCTCCATGCTCCAGTTGCCAGGCTTTCATAAAGTTAAAGGATCCGCTGGGCCCAATTACTGCGACCGCTCGATCTTTTCTGGAAAGCGATCCTTTCAGGCTTTTATAAAGGGATCCAGTACTCTTTTTCGCTGTAGAGTTAAGGCTCTTTTTTGCTACCCTCGCCCCTTCCCTGGCGGCGGCCCTAAGCATATTTCGACCGAACTTTTTTATTATCCGGGGATCCGAGAGCTCGCTGATTCTCCCCTTTATTTCGTCGTAGTCTGCTTTTACTGAGATCATAGGCGGGTAATCCTGAAATCGTTCAGGACTGCAAGGTATCGATCGTATTTAGTGGTCTGGATAAAGGTCCTAGTCCCTGAGTCTCCGAAAGACTTCGAGGTAATACCTATATTCCCTTCTGCCTCGGTGGACATTAAGGCGGCAATTCGTAGACAGGTGAGTTTTATCACTTCCGGGAGTACCGCATATCCAGCTGTATAGGTAACGTGAATATTCTCATCCCCCCGGGGGAATGTTTTCGAGGTATCCGAATAGGTGAGCCATTCGTTTTTTAGATAGAAATCGGCTACGTCCTGGGAGACTCCATCGAACTCGACAGAGGTCAAGGCGATGATAGGCTTTGAGGCTAGTCTTTGCCGCCTTGCCCCAGATCCGTCCAGTCTTTCGTCGTAGGAAAGAGACTCTGGGTTATATCCGAGGTATGCCTTAATAACGTCCTCAGCTGATCCAAGGTAGATAGCCGCCAGAACATCGTCGTCGAATTTCTGGGTATAGGCGTTATATTCGGCGAGTGTAGCGAATGCCATCAGATTACCTCTACTACTCCAGCCTTAATTAGTACCTTTACCAGGTTTCCGTCGAGTTTATGGATCTCGTTTTCCCGATAAATGCCGTTTTCATTAGCCATGGTCTTCTTGAATTTTACTTCTACCATTCCCTGACTTTGTACTTCTCCCTCTGGGGTTTCTGGCCGCTGTTGTACTGCTCGTTCTTTTGCCATTGTTTATCCTTTCAAAGATAGAAACCCCGAGACCGTTAAGGCCCCGGGGTTAGGTTACTAGGCCCCTACTTTGACCCGAACGAAGGCTTCGGGATCGATTACATTACCAGTGGTCAGGAGATAGCCCTTGTACCCGATCTGGTTGGTAGCAGCGTAGAGCTCGGAGAGAACTTGCATTTCCATGGCTTCTACGTCGGCGATCGCATAACCTCGGCCAAAGTCTCCGAGAGCGGCAATATAAGAGCCGGTAGTAGTTGCGCTGGGTGCGTGAGCGCTTTTCATTACAGGGATTCCGAGGATCGTATCAGGTTCGCCTGCTCGGAAGCTGTGCATGAAAATATACTGTCCGTTGCCATCTTTAAGGCTTTCGATCGAGGTTAGTACGTCGGGATGAATTACCCAGACTGGGTTATACCCAGAGGCGAGCTTATTCTTTGCGGCAATAAAGCCCTCAGCGGTAATTCCCGATCCCTGGGTTACGTCCCGAGCTACCGGAACGGCTGTAGTATTAAAGATTCCGAAAGGAGTATCGTTTGCCCCGGCTCCGGTCAAATAAGCGCTTTCGAGAGCGTTTGCAAATCGATCTACCATTTCGTCAGAGATTACTCGCTCGATTGGCAGCGCCGAAACTTTTACGACTCGCTTGTCGATCTTTACCAGACCGTTAAGTGGTGCGGGTTTCAGGATTACAGACCCGAGAGCCAAATCGGTATCGGCTGCTGGAGAGTTTCCCCAGGTAGCAGCGCCCATCCGAACGGTTCGACGAGGAATAGTGATTCCCTCTTGCTGGGTAAGGGTAAATCTTCGAGCGGTTTCACGAATAAAGAGGCGCTCGTCTAGGCTCTTGATGAGCTCGGCGACAAAGCCCTTCGGCGCGAATACGTTCTCGGAGTACGAGATATCCCGCTTTTCTACCTTCAAGATCGATCGAAACTCCTCGATTGCATCCTTGAGGTCTCCCGAGGTCTTTTCTACTCGGTGCTCAGCTGCAACAGCTTCGAAAGCCGCTTGTCGCTCCTCAGCGTCCAGAAGAACGTTGATCCGCTCTACCTCTTGGTGAATAGCGTTTACCCGCTCCTCGAGTTCTGGGGTAACGTCCCCTTTCAAAATATCGCCCGCTTCTTTAATCAGCGCAGCCCGTTTTTCTTTTAGCTTCTTCATCGAAGAACCTCCTCTAGAAATTTTTGTCTTAGCCTTAGGGTTCTTTGACGAGTGGAATCTACCGAATCGTCTTCCTGTGGCTCTTGTACTTTGGGATCCTGGGGAGGAGTGACTTCAGTCGAGTCCTCGTTTGAGTCCCTGTTTATATAGTCCTGGAGCTTTTTTCTTGCTTCCGTGGTTGTATCTTCGTAGGCAGGAAAGACTACTCCGAAGGAAACCTCGAGTAATCGAGCCTCCAGAAGATCTCGTACCCAGTCGCCTTTGTCGTCTTGATACCAGTCGTCTTGGATCGTATAGAACCCGAAGGACATCGTATTAACGTCCCCACGGGTAACGGATTCGGCGAGATCCTGAGCATAGACAGCCCGAGGTAGATCGACCTCACAAACTAGCCCATCTTCCGAATCGATAAGCCGCAGGGTTCCGCTTTTGGTGGACCCTAGAATCTGGTCGTCGTTGTGGTTGCGAAGCGCTACTACCCGGGATCCATTCTCCATAGTCCTACGAAAAGCGCTTGGCTTTATGATTTCATAAAAACCCCCGAGTTTTACCGATCGTTTTCCATAGGGAATTAGCCCGACAAGTTTGGTCGGTCCTTCTTCGGCTTTTCTGATTTCGACCTTTTGAAAATCAAATTGCCGAAGTTCCTTTTCTCGTTGCTTACTGTTTATCATCACCGACTCCTTCTGATTCCTTGCCAATTAGGCTTTGGGCTTTGAGTTTTGCGCTTGCCATATACGCCCCGATTGTTTCGTTATTTAGTGGCATGAGGTTAGCTGGGATAAAGTGAACGTCCCCGGATTCCGGGAGAGCGGTAAGGTTCTCGAGGTTCCGTACCTCGTCGACCGAGTAAATACCCGACTGGATCCCTTTAACGTAAGCCTCCATTCGGCTCTTGTGGTCTCCTCGAAGAAATCCCGCAGTATTAAAACTCACCGAATGATTTTTCCTTTCGTTAGCGTCAAGAAGTAGTGTTAGGTACTGCTCGATTATTCGAATCCATGGGAGCAAGGTGTATTGTAAGAAGTTTATGTTCTGGGATTCCTGGCTGTTGTATTTGTTCTCCCCTTCACCGAGGAGAAACAAAGGTACCTGGTAGATCTGAGCGATCAGTTTGTTCTGGTATTGTCGGTTCTCGAGAAGTTGTGATTCTCGGTTATCGGTAGCCTCAATCGATGAGATTTTCATCCCGTCCCAGAGAATTAACGGCTTCCCTTCGTTTTCTTCCCCCGAGTAGTTGTTTCGGAGGTAGGCTGCCATCTCCCGAATATCGTCGTCGGTAGCCCCATCTGGGTACATTCCAGAGATATCGACCAAAGCCCTCGATCCTATTCGACCCTCGAAAGCTCTGGCGGCATAGGCCTCGATATTCGAAGCGGTTTCCAAGGTACTTTTTGCAAATTCTAAAGGCGAGTATCCCCTGACTCCATCGTACCCAACCCCGGGTATATGGAGGATCTCTTTCGAGGTGTACTCGATTTTCCCTTGCTTGAAAATCTTCTTCCCAGCTTCATTCCGTTCTACGGATACCGCCGTAGGTTCTAGAAGGAATACTTCGATTACTCGGCCCTGGCTGTCTCTGATAGGACGAAGAAAGGCGTTTCCTCGTAACAGGTGCCGAACGAGACGGCCATAAAACACTTGAGGAACTTCCTCGAGATTAGGTTCACGCTTAAGGACTTTATACATCGGGTGACTGTAGGCTTTTACTCTTGACCCGTCGTTTTTCCTGAATAACAAATCTACTGGGAGACTGGCGATGGCATTAGAAATTAATTGTTCGCAGGAGAAGACGCTAGGATTCTGCTCCAGCGCTCGGGACCAACTTGTCCCGAAGGCTCCCCACGGAATGACCATCGAACCCGGGGTATTTCTTTTTTGCATCGGCTTTTTTTTGCTAAATATGCCCATGCTTATATAGTCATAGACCTAGTATTTGATCGTTCCAGGGGAAACTTTTGGCCGTCTTTTTTTTAACAGAGATTCCTTTAGTCGGTTGTATGCCATGATCGATGTTATAACGCCATCGATTCTGTTTGTATTTTTTTTATAATCATGTTTTTTTACTTTAATATTGTCGTTTGGATCGACGTAAATAGTCACACAAGATGTCTGCCAGGACATTACCGGGTTGTTATCAACAATATCACCATGGAAAACAGCTTCGTGCCATGCTTTGGCCGGCTCGGAAAATTTTTCCATTCTCATCGGCATTTCAGTAACGTTTACTATCTCTTTCAGTTCTTTAATAATTTCATCCGCGCGCCATCCATCAAATACGACTTCATCCATTAAAGGAATTTTTTTGATATCATTTTTAAGGCAATCTTTCAGATATTCGTAGTCGACAGTCTCCCCAGGAGTAGCGATTACTAGCCCTTCGTTTATCCAATATCTAACCATTTCAGAATCCCTTTTCATCTTGATTTCTATTTGTTCCTCTGGAATAAAAAATAAATGTTCGGTGTAGTATTTCTTATTTTCTTGGTCATAGAAATATTTTGTGTAGGCGGTCCAGTCCTCTCGTTTTGACAGATCGAAAGCCCCTATACAAGGTAAATGATATATTTCACTTGGTTGGAATTGGTGACACTTTTCCCATTTATCAGCTGGTATCCATTCTTCGGAAGTCGAAGAATTTAACCAAAGATTCAAGTTTTTACACATAAATTCAGTTTGCTTGTTGGGTTGTTGGATAGCCTCGGCGAGCGCTGTATCGAGGTTTGCTGGGTCTATCGTTACTCCTAGGTTCGGGTTAGCTTTAATGTAATTCTTTGAATCTTTCCAATTATCCTTTTCGTCTAGCTCATAAAGTATGCAGAAGTAAGTATCATCCTCAAATTTCTTTTCCAGGATCTTCCTAGATCGTTCCCATTCCCAGCGCCCAGGGTTCTCGAGGCTGTGGTTTGCTGTGGTAATCATGAAAAGCAATGGCTGGAGTCGCGAGTACATTCCAGATTGCATTACGTCGATGAGTCTAGAGTTCGGGTTAGCGCTGACCTCATCGGCCAGGACGAACTGTGGATTCAGCCCGTCGAACTTTTTGTACTCGCTGGAGAGAGCCTCGATCTTGCTTGCTGTTTTTTCATAGACCAGAGTGTTTCGATAAGCGTCAATCATTCCCGCCAGGTCAGCGTTTTGTTTTACAAATTGCTTGCAGTTGTTGAAAGCGACCTCGGCCTGCTTTCTTTGGGTAGCGATCGAGTAGACCTGAGCCCCGGGTTCTGTCAGAAGCTCGAAAAGTTGGAGAGCTGAGGCTAAAAGCGTTTTCCCATTCTTACGACCTACGAAAACAAAGGCCTTTCGAAACCTTCTAGTCCCGTCCTCTTTTCTCCGCCAGCCGTAGACACTAGCCAGAATGAAAACTTGCCAGGGTTCCAGGACTATCGGAGTCCCCGCCCATCTTCCCTCATAATGCTTCATGGCTTCGACAAATCGAATAATCTTGTTCGCCTTCTTATCATCGAAATAATACTGAAATTCCTCCCCTCGCTTCATGTCCTCTAGGTGTCTGCGAATGGACAGTTTTGTATACCTACCGGTAGGTATTATATTCTTACTTACCTCGAGTAAATACTTCTCAAATCGTGGATCCATTAGTCATCCTCCAGAACTGCCAAAATAGGGTTATCTGGTTCTTTTTCTTTTGCCAGGAGTCCGATGATCTTGGTCTTCTGTAGTGGTGTAGCTAGGTAGTCCTTGGCTATGGTCTGATACTGGTTGGTAAGTTTAATCCAGAGCGTTTGTAGTCTAAGAATGTAGTCCTCGTTCCAGGAAATCTGATCCATGAATATCTTAATCAAAGCCCAGTCTCTCTCGTCTTTATTCTCCGCAGCTCTTTTCTCTCGCTCGAGCTTCTTTATCTCCCTCCTGGTCTTTTTGATCTGGTCGAAAGTTTTGTAGGCTTCTGAAAGTGTGACAAAATGAGTTTTCAACGTGGGGATATCTTCGGGGAAAATTACCTTGAGGCTAATAAGCCGTTTTATTACGATCTCCCATTCCTTTCTTGCTGATGGGTGTTCGATCTCTTTTGCCTGCTCGATCTTCGAAAGTTGTCCCCCTGGATAAACTTCAGCCATAGGTTTTTTCCCATCATCCCTGGTTGCGTTATAGGTGCCGTGTAACTTCTTTAACTCGACAGGCTTTTCCGTCATATATGGACTTTCCTATATATCAAACTTTACAGGATTGAAAAGTCGTACAGATGTG